CGGGAGGTGTCTATGCCCGTTGGATGGATTTCATCGGTGAGCAATTGATTGCCCAAGTTGAGGTTGAGATTGGTGGTCAACGCATTGACCGTCAATACGGTGACTGGATGCACATCTGGAACCAGGTGACCCTCTCCAAGGAGCAACAGTCTGGTTACTACAAGATGATCGGTAACACCACCCAGCTGACCTACATCACTGACCCCAAGTTCGCTGGTGTCACTGGTCCTTGCGCTGCTGCCGGTGGACCCGCCCAGGTGTGCGCTCCCCGCAACGCCCTCCCTGAGACCACCCTGTATGTGCCCTTGTTGTTCTGGTTCTGCCGCAACCCCGGACTTGCCCTTCCTCTTATTGCCCTTCAATACCACGAGGTGAAGATCAACATTGATTTCCGCCCCATTGGTGAGTGCCTCTGGGCCGTGAAGAGCCTCACCGCTACTACTGCTTCTCAGCAAGTGGCTGCTGCCTACCAACAATCCTTGGTTGCTGCCTCTTTGTATGTGGACTACATTTTCCTCGATACCGATGAGCGCCGCAAGATGGCACAGAACCCCCATGAGTATTTGATTGAGCAACTCCAGTTCACTGGTGATGAATCTGTTGGATCTTCCTCCAACAAGATCAAGCTCAACTTCAACCACCCATGCAAGGAGTTGATCTGGGTTGTTCAACCCGATGAGAACGTTGATTACTGCGGATCTTTGGAAGGTGGCAGCACCCTCTACAAGACCCTTGGTGCCCAACCCTTCAACTACACTGATGCCATTGATGCCCTCCCCAACGCCATCCATGCCTTCGGTGGTGATGTGGCTACCTCTGGTGCCAACGGTGTGATCAGCGCTGGTGTCTTCCATATGGGTACCCCCGGTCTGGATGCCTCCCTTGACCTGACTGGTGCCGTGTCTGCCCTGTCTGATGCTGGCACCTTCGTGCTCGCCGAGACTGCCCTTGACATGCACTGCTGGGGTGAGAACCCAGTGGTCACTGCTAAGCTCCAACTCAACGGTCAGGACCGCTTCTCTGAACGTGAGGGATCTTACTTCGACACTGTCCAACCCTTCCAACACCACACTCGTGCCCCTGATGCTGGTATCAACGTATACTCATTTGCATTGAGACCCGAAGAACACCAACCAAGTGGTTCGTGCAACTTCTCCCGCATTGACAATGCTGTCCTTCAACTTGTGTTGTCATCCAACACCGTTTCAGGTGTCAAGACTGCCAAGGTCCGTGTGTATGCCGTTAACTACAACGTGCTCCGCGTGATGTCTGGTATGGCTGGTATTGCATACAGCAATTAAGCGATCTAATCTAATTGGCTCGCATAAGTTAGCCTTTTATTTGTAAAATAATAATAAAAAACTCGCTTTTTTATTATTAAAGCAAATACCAATATAAAGATATATTGGTTATTACCATATCGAATGAGTGTTGATATTGTAAATCTCATTGAAAGCAACCCAATTACCAAACTAAATGGTAATTACCAGTCAAAATTAGTTGAAAAGGTCCAAAATAAATTTAATACTTACGAGCAACAAATGTTTTTAGCGAGTTTTTATTGTTATTTGAAGCACGATAATAAGAATGATTTTATAATTGACCTTGATAACGTATGGGAATGGTTAGGTTTTGCACAAAAAGTTAAAGCAAAATTACTCCTTGAAAAACATTTTACCATTAATACAGATTATAAAAAGTTGCTTTACCAGCAAGGAAAGCAAGATGATAAGACACACGGAGGCCACAATAAAGAAACATTTATGTTAAATATTGACACCTTCAAAAAATATTGTTTAAAGGCGGGAACAAAAAAGGCAGATGAAATTCACGATTATTATATTAAATTAGAAAATGTTTTGCAAGAATCTTTACTAGAAGAAAGCAATGAACTAAAACTTCAATTAGAAGATGCAAAAAATGAAATTCTTCAAATAGAAGATAAAAAGAAACAAGAATACGACGCCAAATTAGAGAAGCAAAAGATTCTAGAAAGAGAAAAAATATTATTACGCGAGTATGCAACGAGTGGTGCACTTTTTTATGTGATCAAAGTGAAAACCTTGGAAAACGGACAATATATTGTAAAGATCGGCGAGAGTCGCAAAGGAGTATTGGGCAGATACAAAGAGCACAAAACGAAATACGAAGAATGTTTGTTATTAGATTGTTTTGCAGTGAACAAGAGTAAAGATTTTGAGACGTTTATCAAAGAACACGAACTCGTTAGACGAAATAGAGTTATGAATCTTCCTGGACATGAAACCGAGCTAGAACTCTTTCTAATCGGTAAGAATCTGTCTTATCATACTTTATTGGAGATAATCAATTCAAACATCAAATATTTCGATAACAATGATACAAGTAAATTAGAGCTGGAGATTGAGCAATTGAAACTTATGTTGGAAATGAAAACCACACATAACGATAATGTATTGATCCAAGAACTAGTAAATACCGTTCGTCTACTATCATCCAAAATAGATAGCCTAGAAAACACAAACAAAGAGATTGTATCCAAGTTGAATTCCATGCAAATAAAAACCACTACTGGCTTTAACCAGCCATTAGTAACATTAGGACCGCGTCTTCAAAAAATCAACCCAGAAACTATGACCATTGTAAAAGTATACGAGTCTGTGGCTGAGTGCATAAAAGAATACAACTTCAAGGTAAAACGCCCCAGTATTGATAAGGCGGTTAGGGAAAACATCATTTACAATGAATATCGTTGGGCCTTTGTAGATAGAAATCTAGATCCAAATATAATCCACGATATTCTTCCCACAAAACAAACCAAAGTGCAAAACCTAGGGTATGTCGCAAAGATGAACATAGATAAAACCGAAATTTTGAACGTGTATATTGATCGAAAAACGGCCGCTATTGAAAATGGATATGCATCATCATCCGCGCTAGACAACCCTGTAAAAAACGCATCCGTATCAAACGGACACTTTTACATGTTGTATGACAAGTGCGCTGATGAACTCAAGGATAAATTCGAACAAAAATATGGAACACCCCTCTTGTATAAAGACGGCATCGGCCAATATACAAACGAAGAACTGATACGAGAATTTATCTGCAAATATGACTGTATCAAACAGCTAAAAATGAGTGATAAAACACTCACAAAAGCGCTCGATAAAAATATAATGTATAACGATTGCTATTTTCGAACATTGGGTAGCAAATTGAAATGGGTTGAATAGAGAGATTACAAGTTGTCATCATATACAACTAAAATATGATAACAATGCCTAAAATATTATTTATGATAGTAAAACGCATAAACAGAATGCTATCTATCAAATAAATGTCCGTCTATTATACCACAAACCTACATACCCAAAATGATCTACTTATGAAAAATCTACTCGATTTTTATAAGTGTCAAGATAATATCCACACGATGATACGCATTATTAACGGCGAGACCAAAATATCATTACGAATTGTCGATTGGTTTGTAACCAACTTCGCCAAGAAGAATTATACCGTATACGAATTATCCACCGCCCGAGGCCACACAACACGGTTCAAAGTATATAATGACTATAAATTGAAACTCAAGGCCTATTCGAAAAAACGGTTCGACCCCTTTTGTCGTTGGGAACGAATTTCGATCCCCTACAACGAAAATCAGCTGATGGAAACAACCATTGGCCAGTTGAATTTTTTCAAATGGGCAATCGAAAACAAAATCATAGATTATATCGAAGAACATTACGACGTGATCGAATCTGATATGAACAACCGCAATAGCACGGCAAAGCGACGAACACCCACCGATACTACCTCAGACAATTCAAAAACGAGAAAAAAGAGAGAAGAACTCTCTATTTCTGCCTGTAAATGTATCAAAAAGGAAACAGTTAAGATTATCGTGAAATTCGACATGTGATTTTACCCCATAAAACCTTCGAATATGTGTCCCCATTCCATCTTATACGGTTGTTTATACGAATAACTATACACTTTATCGTTTAGTAATTTATCTATATATCTCTCCACTTCATTCAGCCAACGAACACCTTGATCATTTAAGTTGTTCGCATCATATGACACCTCTTCATTCGCATTAATCCGTAATAGGCTAGTTCCGAGGTGCTTGTTTAATAACCAATTATCATGATAATCTTTGCATTTTTCTAGATAAGATAGTTCTATTCCACTCTCGCCGGCTCGAGCTCGATTGGATATACGTCGAAAACAAACGTCTGCATCGGCGTCAATATACACGATCCCGTCTAACTTGTAATCCGTCGAATATTCTTTATAAAATCTGTTGTAAATTTGAAACTGAATATTATCAATCATTCCGTCGTCATGCAACATTTGTGCGAAAATATTTTTATCAGCATCCAGCGAACGTTCGCATATAATCATTTTACAATCACTATTATTACGGATTGCTTCGCGAATCAAGGATATTCTCGTAGCATATGCCATCACCTGAAATGAAAAGGCATATTTTGTCGGGTTTCCGTAAAACTTCTGTAGTATATTCTCACCTGATATGGGATCCTTAATACCTTCCCATACATCCACTGGTTCGCGTAAAAACAGAATATCTTTATTCGATCGCATTTTTTCCTGCAACTTGTCTATGATGGTGGTCTTACCTGCACCAATGTTGCCTTCTACCGAAACGATCAATGGACCCGCTTGCATCTCGAGCAATTATATATATAACGTAGATATTTTATATATATTTGGTATTCCTAAAAATCAATTTTTGTGCATCGACCCGACGCACGCCTGGTCGATCGAACACTGATTAGGTCAGATAATATCCACCAAACAATTTGGTTGGCTTGAATTTTAGTATATCCAGCAACTTTTGCGTAGTTGGAAATTCCTCTTTCCCATAAATATCTTGTAATAATAGCCATTCGAACATCCCCCCTGGATATAAGTAGACCGAATGAAACCCGATATTTAAGAGTTGCTCACATTTGGCGACGGCCGTATTGTCCATCGTATTGCGACCGTATACAATCATTTTTTTCGTATTCATATCGTAATTCGCAATCATATCATTAATAACCATTTCCTCTTGCTGACTAGTTAACGTATTGGGAATTAAACACGATTGGTCAATGGGCGAAAGTGTATTAATCAGAATAAACTGTCCTGGATGACGGATGGCAAATTGAATATCTTCAAATCCCAGGGGTTGATATTTTTTTTTAAATAATAATGAGAACATGCGTTATATATCTCAACC